TTGGCCCCCTCTCAACGTCCTTGGCTTTGTGCCCATCAGCTACAGCAGCCTTCTTGCTGGTATACTGCTTGCCATCAGCAACCCACCAACAACTCTTCATCTCAGTCACGGTAGGCTCAAAGACTTCCTGAAGTTCCTGCTCAATCTTAGTTCTCCTGACCATCAAGTTCTTGATCAGTTCCTCTGCCGCCTCCTTGTCGAACGGAAAGCCAGTCTCTGTTTGTTTTCTCATCGCTCTCGCAAAGGAAGTCTCAAGCATGAGTGACTGGTGTGTATATTTCTTCTTAGCAATCAGGTGGTGAAAGAGCGAGGCAGTAACCTTCACATCCTGAACACAGTAGTCTTCCATCTCTTGGCTCCACTCGCTCCAATCTTCCGTCTCCCCATGCTCATCCTTTAGAACTCCAATACGAACACCCCAAGCCTTCAGCGAGTGACTGCCAATCAAATTCTTTGGGAACTCAGCCCGCTTAAAGTCATCAGTCTTCAAGTCTGGGTAAGAAACCCTGGACAATACAAGCGTGTCATACAGTGAGTGATGCTCCCACCCATAGAGCTTCTTGAGAACAGGCCCGTCAAAGTTAATGGCATTATGACCAATGACGTATTCATGGTCACTGAGCATCGCCAGCCCATCCTTGATGTTGTCCGCTCTAAACCTGTGAACCTTCTCTGCGTAATCAATAATGACCAAGCAGTGGATCTTCTGTAAACCATCAAGAGTTTCCCAGTTCTCAATGGCTTCTGTCTCAATATCAAAAAATGCTGTTTTCACTGTTTTCAGTTGTAGTCTCGTTGTTGAATTCATTCTCTATGTCTTCCGTCAGAAGCCCCGTGTCTATATCAAAGTTAAGGGCACAAGCTATGCCTGTCTGCCCACTGAATCTGTTCTTCAGCACACGTAGCTGCGTCTTGTTTCGCTCCTCCGCATCCTGCTGGTTTCTTTCCAGCCCTATAACCATGTCACTAAGCTGGGCAATCCCAGCAGAGCCACGCAGTTGAGCCAGTGATGTTGTTGCCCCTTCCTCATGGCCTCTACCTTCAGGACGCTTTAGATGACTCACCAAAATAAGGGCTATGTTTGTTTCCTCCACCAGTGACCTAAGCTTGGTCATGGTGTTATCTATCATGCGTCTCTCATCACCGTCCCCCATACCACTCACAACAATACTCAAGTGGTCAAGAACGATGACTTCCGTATCCAGAGCAAGCGCAAGAAACCGGATGTGAGACAGCAGGTTGTCGCTATCAAGACTTCCAAAGTGGTCGTAAAGAAACAGCCTGTTACTACCAACAGTAGACTTAAACGCCTCATGGAATTCATCCGTGACCTTGAAGTCTTCCTGCAGGTGAAGCTGTTGGCTCATCTCTATCCCCACAAGAGACAGGCCGGTTCTCTCAATTGATTCCTCTAGCGCAATGTAGCCAACTTTCTTTTCGGTGGTAGTAAGCAAGTGGTGCGCGATCACCTTACACACTTGGCTCTTACCAATACCACTACCAGCACAGAAGGTAACAATCTCTCCTTTGCGTAACCCTCTGGTCAATGTGTTAAGACCAAGAAAAGGGTAGGGTGTAGACTCGTAAGTCTTTGGATTAGTAAGGCGCTCAAGTAATTCAGTGCCCGCGACAATGTCATCAGGCCGCCACACTTGGGCATCCCACATGGCCTTTGTTATCTCCTCCCCGCGCCCAGCAATAAGCAACTCACTTGGGTCCTTTAGCGGGAGCCTTGCTATCTTTCCTCGCCCAGCAGGTAGTAGATGGGCAACTTCCTTTGCGGCTTTCCTACCAACTTCATCCTCATCAAACATAAGGATCACCTCTTGAAAGCGAGACAACCAATCCATATGTTTCTTGATGATTGTCTTGGCGCTCTGCACACCTGAAGGAAGGGAAACCACAGGCCACTTGTTTCCGTTAGTTTGCGAAACAGATAGGCAATCAATTTCCCCCTCTGTTATGATCAGTTTGTTTCCCCCGTTAGGCCACAAGTGCTGCCCAAAAAAATGATCGGGAGTTCCACTGCATCTGAACTTCTTACCCTCAAATCTATACTTCTGGGCAATCTGCTTACCATCCAGGTTATAGTAGTTAGCTATGTGACACAGGTTTCCTCCAAGCTCTCCAACCTGATACCCAAACTTCTTGCAGGTATCTTCATGTAGGTGTCTGTGCGGGAGGGCCTGATACTCTCCTGTAATAAACTCGTTCACCTGCTTAGGCTTAGATGAAGGAGTCCCCTTCTCAGGTTGAAAGACACTCGGCGCTGGTGTCCACTGTCCACAAGAGTAACACTTGGTAGACCCATCATTGTTTATTGTCATGCCATCACTACTACCGCAATCAGCGCACGGTTGGTGAATGAGGGCAGCTTCTAATGTAGCCACGATTTAGGAATCTCTCTTTCGCACCACAGGAATCCGTGCTTGTCGCACCAGTCTCCGTAGGTGGTCTTGCTTTGTTTATTTAGTTTGTTCTTAGCCCGCTGAAACACAAAGCGAATGTCTATCTCAGGGTTGTCCCTTCTGACCAACAGGTGTTTTGTCCTGTCTGATGGTCGCCAGAAACCCTTCACCTCTAGCATCACCCCATTACCAAGGATGAAGTCAGGCGTGTAATAGCACAGCTTGGTGTATTTCAACCGCTCGTCCTCGTAAGCAAAGGACACCCCAGCCCCCGAAAGGGCTAGGGCAATCCTCTTCTCAAACTTAGAACGGTATGCCGCCTTTTTGGTTTTCCTCTTCTTGTTCAAACTGGCCTTCAAAGGTTTCGCTCACAAAGCCGTCGCCTTCGTCGTCAAAGCCAAAGCCTTCACCACCACCAAACTCCTTGAGCTGGATAATCTGTGCTGCCTTGAGTCGCAACGAAATACCAGTGACCAAGCCTGTTCCCTTCTGATTCATCGCCCAGCAAACAGGCTCAACAGAAAGACGCAAGATAGACCCGCTGCCCACGTTGGGCTTGTCATCAATCTTAGATCCCTTTGAATCAAACAGAGCAACAGAGAACTCCAGGAGTCCTCCCTCAGTCAGCTTCTTTGCAACTTGCTTGGCGTAGATTTCATAATCACCTTCCTTGGTAATCCTGCAAGGGTAGCCCTCGCTCTCGCCATGCTTCTTGCCCGTCTCTTTCTCCACGGCGGCATGGTATGCCTCGTAGATTTCTCTCACCTTGGTGTCAAAGACTTTAAAGTCCTTCTCACTAACGTGAATCTTTGCGCTATATACCCCGGCACTGTTGAACTTGGTGTCGGGCTCGGTGAGGCGCGGCCATACGGCTGTGCCCTTTGGTGTGGTTAGATGTTTATTTGCCATCTCTTATCTTTTCCTTTCGTTTTTTGGTTCTTCTGTAATGTAAACATCGCAAAGCATTGCAAACACTCTTGCGCTGGTTACTAATTCTTTCTCACTAAAATTAAATGCTTCAGGGTCTATGTCCTCGCCATCATCATGGGCCTTCTTGAGCAAGCCAAAGCGAACAGCGGCCTGCGCTAAACTGTTCCACCCATCAATCAGCTCGTTGGTTGACTTGTCGATTGTCCCCATAGTTCCTCTGCTAATGTTCTAAATGCGTGTTCTGCTTGGGCAGGGACGACTCCGTTTCCCAGCATGAGAAGTCTGTCCACCCTACAGTCACCCCCATGAGCTGCTCCACGAACTCTACGCTCAACTGTCCTCGGCACCTCCCACTCTCTCGGTTCTCCTTCTGGGGTTGCTGGGAACATTTCGCTTTTAAACCCCCCTTTCTGTCCTTGTGTAGCTTCTCTCTGTCCACCGCAAACCCGTGGATCTGGGGATGATTGCTTAATCCTAGCTGCCCATAGTTTGGATTGTTTGATATTTTCATCGCTTCTGCTGTCGTTGGCGTAGGCCAATATGAAGACTCTTTTCCTTCTGTGTGGTGCCCCGACTTCAGCCGCTGAAAATATTCCCCACGCCGTTTTGTAACCAAGCTCTGCCAGGTCCTCAAGGACTTCTCTAAGTCCAAGGGTGATATGTCCTTCGACGTTTTCAAGGAACACAACGGATGGTCTGCAAACCCAAATTCCATTTGCGATGTGCCACCACAAAGCTCTCCCGTCCGCTTTTCCCCTGCGCTTTCCATTAGTGCTAAAGGGTTGACATGGGTATCCCGCAGAGAGGATGTCCACCTTGTTACGAAACTCTTGGAATGGAAACTCTTTAACATCCGTCCAGATAGGAGCTGGAGCCATTTGGTGCGTTTCCATCTTCGCAACCAAGTTAGCGACGGCGAAGGCTTCGATCTCCACATAAGCCACCGGCTGGATTGCTCCGAAAACTCTTGCGAGTCCAAGCCCAAGCCCGTCATATCCTGAACAAACTGAGAGGTGTGTAACTGTTTGGGAAGGACCAACATCTTTAACTGAAGAAGTAAGTGGAATCATGGATCTTTGTTATT